ATAGGACCTCTGTAGGTTTCTATCCCACCTCAGTCGAGGACGGGGTGGATCCTTACAGAAAGTCTTAAGGCCCAGGGCGGCTTCATCCGAACCTGACACCCACAAGAGCTTACGCTCTTGGAGGGGTACCAGGCTCAGCATTAGATCGGCGGTTCTCCAAAATCCCTTCATATGAAGGTTATTGGAAAAGTCGATCAATGCCGCTGTGGATGGGGCCGAGCCATCGTACATCCTACGGTGCCGCGGTGGGGTCACGTCGACCCCTCTGAAGGCGTCACACCCGCAAGATTCTCGGAAGTTATCACCCGAGTAACTCTTGTTGGGGTTGATACGTAGGCCACATTCGTGAAGAACGAATGTAGTCAGCCTGTATGCCTCTCTGGGAACAATGAGATCGTCCCCAAAGACGCGAACCTGATCGAAGTCGGCCTCCCAGTTAGACCAGTCGTCTTCCCTACCATGGTATAGGCGGTAAGCCCATACACAGAGGATAGTGAAGATGATTGATTGCACTGGGAAAGTCAACGCCGATCCCATCGTCGAGAACTTATGCAGCTTAATGAGGCGATCAGCCCCACTATGCAGTGTCTGTTCTACGTAGTCAGTCCTACAGGCGTGGAACGCATCCAACAGAGAAGATCCCTGGAAGATGTACTCTACTAACCTGCAACTGACACGATCAGATGCCTCACTCAGATCGAGTGTTGCATTTGACTTCGATGCTGAGCCACTTAGCGCCGCGATCTGCGACGCTTCCTGTGATCGGAAGGTTATCGATCGTCCAAGAACTGTACGATTGACCCTTTCCTCTAGGAACCTCCATATGCTTTGTTGCATATATTGGTTACTAGTCGGCTCTGCGCAGATTAACCGGGGGGCCTTACGGTCCTTAGGAACTGCTATGAGCCGAGAAGGAGTGTCTCTATCGCTTGGGAAGGTGTCAGGCTCAAGAGAGCTTGATCCATACCAGTCGAAAGGAAACACACGATCAAGTTTCTGAGGCCAGGTGGGAAAGTCATACTTAGACTCTCTTCTGCCCTCTGAAACCGCTCCAGGTCCATGCTTTGGCCGGAGATTCCACCAATCGAGCTCCCCGAGTTGGGATGTAACTCTTCGACACAACGTTCGAAGAGTATCCCAGGGGAGTTCAGAGTTAGGCTCAAGAGCATGATCAAGAAGATCACGCACGTGAGACCTAGGAAGGTCACAGCCGCCCCGTAAGGGGTGGCCATGCCTTTCCCTCCAAGCTGGGACATCACTGCCCCAAGTGCTTGGATAAGGCGGTGGAAGATGGTTGTCGACATTGATGAAGCCCTCTATGGACTCCTTCATTGCCACTTCCTGTACACCGTACTCAAGCTTACCGCACACCTTTAAGAATGTGCGGTAAAAGAGAACAGCCTGGAAGTCAACCGGGCGAACCAAAGCACCATCAGCTCCGAAAATCTTGCCTAGGACTCCCCTGAAAAGACAGGGTCTCCCCCTAGATCGCTTGATCCCTCGCGGGATCTCACTTTCTGGGAGCAAGTAACCTCGGTCCAAGGATCTATCGAACCATGGACCAAGGGAAGGAAGCGTTAGAGTGAAGTACTCTAAGCCTCTATTTTCGGATACTCCACGGAGGTGAGACAAGTCTCGACCAAGTGAAGCCCTGATGTCAGGCCACTGTGTGGAGGCATCATCAATGATGCCACTGTACAATGTTAGTACTGTCGTCACGTAGCTTTTCACCATGACCTCCTAGTTAGGGGGGAAGTGGTCTACGTGGCGCTTGGTTACACCCTAGCGTGGGCTGACTAGCTCACACTAGCCTGAAGGAGCTCTGGAAACTAGTTAAGGCCAACAGCAAGATCGTTGACCATAGCGAAGGAGGTCAGTGCGAGAGCATTGACTACTCCGACGGCGGCATGGATCAGTGCGACCGTGCCATCCATCTTTCCAGCGCGCATCGTCCACGTGATCGTCTCCTTGTACAAAGGAGTGGTCGACGTGGGATAGGTGATATGCTCGAGGTACACGTTGTGCCTGAGCATGACCTTCCCATCCGCATCCACCGAGTCGGTGGTGTGACGAATCTTCAGGTTCCAGGAGTCTGTGGCACCGAGTAGAGAATACTCGGAGCCATAGTTATCCTGGTTAACGCGGTTGAGAACTTTCGCAACCGCGTTGACCGTAATGGTCAAGGTGGAACCAAATGCCATAGTACTATCCTCAGTTGTTTGCCCAATCCTTCGATGTTCAAAGTCGAAGGACTAAGAGACTACCGAGGACTGACAGCTTGAACGTATCCAAATAAGGGATACGCAGGTTTGTAGTAGCAAGCGACCCAATGGAACGCTGCTCTCTGTAACGATAGATATGTTCGTATACAGAGCCCCCAAACGATCCCGGGGGTGTGGTCGTATATGGAACCCAGGTCAGGACACCGGATGTTTCACACATCAGGTTAATCCTGGAGGGTTTGAACAGAACCATGTTCTGTAAAGCTATCAAAAGGTCCGAAATACCAGCGAACCAGTCGATAGCCCATGACCACGGGAGAGCTTTCCATATCTGAACGGGAATTTGGTTTCCGGAGAATCCGTAAACCGACCGCCAGGCATCACGCCAGGTGGGCTTATTCCCAACAGAATCTAGGTTGCGAAGATGCCAGTGGACAGTTGCCCAAAGCTTGTGCTCCGCTCTATAGTTCCAATCAGGAGCTATGTAGAGAGCACCAGCAGTGTACAGCGGCTGATTTCCAGACGCTGAACTAGGGTACTTACCCAATGGTATCTTTTTCCTGAGGCCTTTTCCCGAATATAGCGTTTCTAGCTCTCGCTGCCTTGCGGCAACGAGGTCTGCGAAATCTAACATTCGAGAGAGGTCCTGAGCAAGCGGAGCCCAACCGAACTGATAGGCTAGGGTGGCTGAAGCAGCCTCCCTAATCGGACTCAGTCCAGAGGGCCGAGTGACCAGCTTATGAAGAAGGTCACCCGCATGCTTCAACATCTGAGGTATATCCCTAATCTCTAAGAGATTAGTGATGGTATTAACCTTAGCTGTTGCAGGACCGGACGCAGATAAGATTCGAGCTGTTGATACCCCGTTAACCACTGCATTGCGCAGAGCTAGCGGATTCAACGAGCCCGGAATCACCCCCTCGGAGACGGGCTGGGAGTTTATCTCCCATATCGCCTTTTGAGAGGATGGCTTACTGGTCCATTTGCGATGAGTTATCTGAAGTGGATGATCGGTATCACTACCGAGCTCATCTTCAGAATAATCTTCATACCACGGATGCTGCTGAATGTCAGCAGTCCCCGACCCATAGGGCGGGACCCATGTCACCACAACCTCAGGGCTGTGGAGGCCACGGTATCTGATCCGTGTCATCGCATCAACCTACTACTACAACAGGGTGGACGATCCAACGAGACAGGTCTCGCGGAGGCTCCCAG